AAATAAAATCAATATTATTTTTATCCTCTATTTCTTCTAAGTTAAAAACATCGTTTAATTCTGATTCTTTACTTATTAAAATAAATAAATCTCCATAGTTATTTATATGTGATTTTTGATACTTATTAAAATAATCACTATCTTCATTCCAAGGAACATATATATGTTTAACTTTATTGTCGGCAAAATAAATATATATAGAAGTAATATCTGAACGATTGTTTATTCTAGCAAATTGATCTCTTTTATTATCTGTTAGCCCTAATGTCCATATTTCTTCAGTATCTAAATTTGCATTTCTATTAATACTCATTGATAATTCTTTGCACGTTAACCGTTCACTTATTGAATTACAAGCATCTCTATGTATAGAATACTTAATATCTTCTATTGATAAATCTCCAATATATTTTCCCTCAATAATTATCATTTCACAATTTTCTAAAATAATTTCTATTTTTTCAATTTGTTCTTGCATTTATTTCTCCTTCCTATAATTCATTACCAAACAAAAATTTGGTCGTGATTTATTTAAATAAAATGTTCCTTTTGTATTAATATTTTATATTAACTTTTTAATTTTATATTTAATTACCCTCAATCCCTTATGTATTAAGGATTTCAGGTCTTTTCACCTACAGAATTAGCATAAGTGGCTTTTGAGGACAAAATTCGTATATTTGAATAAAATAGTCATTTTATATTAATATTATATAGCTCAATTCCAGTCAATCTTTTGTCCACATAACAAACAATACTTGTGTGCTTTAGGACTATCCAACCAACTCACTAAACCACCACAACCACTGCATTTAAAATAACCATCGTCATAATCAACCTCTTTTGGTTTTTTTGACACCTGTTTTTCTAACAAACCCCTAATCATATTGGCTGAATGGACTATACTTAAAAATCCAGCAATATTGTACTTTTTTCTTGCTAATTCTATTAATTCGTCTAAATCTTCTAAAACTATTTCTATTTCGTCCATATACACCAACTCCTTTTATTCTTTTTCATTTGAATAAAATTGGACTTTTATATTAATTAATTTACTTATAATTTAATTAACTAGCCTTTAAATCAATGTCATATGTATTAAACTCTAATGTAATTTTTTTATCTAGAACAACCCCATCTTTTTTATAAAAAACTTGCTTGATAACCCTTGGTTCTGTTTCCTTTTTTGGATATTTCTGTTCTTCTAAAAGTATCTTTATATTTTTGTCAAGTGGAAATATATAGATAAATTGTTTAGAATAAATTTTACTCACGTTATTATAAATTTCATATAGTATTTGATTTGTTGTTTTATTTGTTTTATTATTTTCTTTATATTTATGCCATATTTGAACAGCATGTAATATTTCACCATCTAAATCATAAAAACTATCACTTATTCTATATCCATAATATTTCCAATTTGTTGCTTGATAAATTGTACCTACATTACCTTCTTTTCCGTCACTAAATGATAGTAGCCACTTAATATTATTTTTGTATCTTTTTATGTATTTTATTGATAATCCTATTGCCTGACTTTCAGAAAACTTGGGTGCTTCATCTAACATTGCCATCCTATTCAACTCAAACATTTCGTGTTGGTTAGAATCCTTCACCAACTTTTGTGGTGTTTTACTGGCATTCATGGGTGTCCCATACTGTAACGCCCCAACTAACTCGTTTGTTTTTTTATCAAATACCCCTAAGTGTAATTTGCTATTTGGAACCACCTTCCCACTATAATGATATTTCTTTATCAATTCCTTTGCTATCTTTGCATCAATCTCTTGCATATAGTAATTTTTATTTTCTACAGTATTCAATAACTTCTCCCTTCACTCTTATAATAATATTTTACTAAATCTAAATAAATGCAATATTTGGTTGCAAATATTTATATTAGTTTATTTATTTCATTTATAATTACGTTCAAATCCCTATATATCAATGTTCCTAGGTATATTTCCACCAAAAATCAGCTATAGTTAGTTTTTTGTTGATTTTCTTCAATTTGAAACCAAATAGAAATTTTATCATGATATTTATTTTTATGTATTTATATTATGTTTTTTATTCTAGGAATGATAATTTCATCTATATATTGAGAATTTATTTCTGTTGCAACCCAATTACGATTATTTTTAATACAAGATTCAATTTCACTACCACTTCCCGCAAAAGGAATATAAACTAAATCCCCTTCATTACTGCTTGCATTAATAATCCTATTACATAATTTTTGTGCTTTAACTGTAGGAAATGTATCACCATTATTTAACTTAAATCTTTCATTACTACTTTGACTTGCTTCTGCAATATCTATCCAAACATCACTACATCTTTTGTATTCATTTTTTCTAGGTTTACCATCGAATCCCATATCTTTTCTATTTGATTTCTCTTCTGTATAAGCAGTATTCCATATATAATTATTTGATTTAACAGCAAAAATAAGTTCTTCTCTAGCAGACATATAACCTTTTTTACTACCCCTACCTCTTGAATTACGTTGAGTAATCCAATTCACTACTTTAAATATATTTTTTGATTCCATCCAATCTGCTAATTTAGGTAACGGATAACCATTATTATAACCTATTGCTCCCCATAAATAAAAACTACCTGTTGACTTTAAAATTCTATTACATTCTAAAATCCATTCTTTACACCATTCTATGTATTCATTAACATTATTCCAAATAAAATCAAATTCACCACATATTTTAAAATAAGGTGGATCAGCAATAATTAAATCTATATATTCACTAGGCAATCTTCTCATAAATTCCAAACAATCTTCATTGTATATTTTATTCAATTCAAGCAAATTATATTTTTTACCTCCTTCATATTTATATTCTATTTTTAATAGAATTTTTGCAAAATCCATACCTCACAAATCCCATTATATAGGCATCCATTTCTGCACCAAATAGAGATTTTATCATGATATTTATTTTACGCTACATAATTTAGAACAATTATTTCAGTTCTACTATTATCTTTATCTTTCCAACCATTGATTGTGTGAGCTACTTTATTTTCCACAATATTAAACTCACTAAATTTATCTCTCATTTCTCCATTAAGTGTTAACAAAAATTTGCCTTTTAGATTTTTACAGGTATTCAACAATTCATCATAATCAAATGTAGTAATACCATTATATTTTAAATCAGTATCATATGGTGGATCAAAAAAGAAGAACGTATTTTCTTTATCATAAATTTTTATCAAATCTTTATAATCTCAATTTTCAATAATAGTTTCTTTTAATCTTTCGTGTGCCATCTTAATTTTTTCTAAATCCCAAAAACTACCTTGTGCTTCTTTTCTTGGACTTGAAACAAATGCGGCATTACATTCGCCTTTTTTATTCATTCTATACATTCCACCAAAAGCATTTTGAATTATGTAATAAAATCTAAAAGCACGTTCTACATCAGATAATTTATCTAAGTCCATATTTTGTCTGAAATGTAGATATAACTCCCTACTCTTTAAAGCAAATTCAAATTGCGAAATAAATTCATCTTTCTTAGTTCTTAATACTTCAAAAAAATTTATAAGTTCTCCATTAATATCATTTACTACTTCTACTTTTGAAGGTTCTTTAGCAAAGTATATCCAACCTCCACCAAAGAACGGTTCAACATAACAATCGTGTTTTGGGATTAGGGGTAAGATCGTTTTTACTGATTTGCTCTTACCTCCCATCCATTTTATAGGACTTTTCAATTTATAATATTCCTCCTTATTTATATTTTGTTTTTATTAAAATTTGTGACCAAATCGAAATTTCATTAATATTTTTCTTTAAATGCCTTATAACAACCCCTTGTATATTCAATTCTTTCCATGTCTTCACAATCATCACAATTAAGATTACAGGAGTATTGACTATCCGTGATTTCTTCCACATCTACACACCAACATCCATATGTATTGCACCATTTAGTCATATTTACTTCCCCTCTCAACATTATTTATAAAATACATATTCAAAACTAGGGGCATATTCTAATTCTATATCCTTATTGATATAAACCAATACCAAGTCTCGAATCGTATCAATTCTTTTACCAACTTCAACTCCATCATTTTCAACTAATGGAAAATGACATTCCATATCACAAACATAACCTTTTTTAAACTCTGATATATCTTCGGCACATTTTAAGATTATTTTATTTTCATCTTCATTAAATCCTTGTACACTTCTGATATTAAATTTACATTGATTATTTTGTGATATTATTATATTAGAAATATCTTTAATAAATTTCATATGTTTCTCCTTTCTTTTAAAATCTAAATAAAACATAGTTTTGGTTATGTTTTATATTACTATTTTGTCTAACCTCTCCTTAGTAATCTCACATGCCCTTTCCCCAATATCACAACCAATAAACTTCCTACCTAATTCTAATGCTACTTCTCCTGTTGTCCCACTACCCATAAAGAAATCTGCTACTAAATCTCCTTCGTTAGATGATGCTTTAATAATACGTTTTAATAATGCTTTAGGTTTTTGAGTATCATATCCAACTCTTTCCTTAGTTGTTGAAGAAAAAGTTTTTATATCTCTAAATACATCATCTGCTTTTTTCCCTTCTGATTGTGGATATGTTTTACCATAATAAACACTTCCATCTTTTCGTTTTCTTTTAATTAAAGCATATCTATTTCCTTCTTCATCAATTTTATTATATCTGCTCATATTTTTATCAGCGTATTCGCAAAAAACTTTATTCCAAATATAACTATCGTTTTTTGTATAAAATAAAATTGAATCATGTGAATGTTGATAAAATTCTTTTTGCTCCGTACCTCTGAATCCTTTATCCCATATAATTTCATTTCTAAAATTATTTAAACCAAATATTTTATCCATCTCAACTTTTAAATAATGAACTAAACGATAATCCATATGTAAATAAATACTTCCTGTTTGTTTTAATACTCTTTGCATTTCTATTAATCTTGGCTTATACCATTCAACTGCTTGTTGTGCTGTACCCAATTGATCATCATAATCTTTAAATTTTTTACCTGTATTATATAAGATGTCACAATAAATTAAATCTATATAATTATCCGGCAATTGTTTAAGTAATTCTAAATTATCACATTGATAAATCCTAGCGTTTTTATTTTTATAATATGTATTTATTAGAAATTAACCTCCTTACTATAATTCAATACCAAACTCAAATTTGATCATGATTTTTGACTTTATAAATACCTATTTATCGGACTTTATAAATTATACTGTTAATCTGTTTTTTGCTATTTCACAATATTTTTCTTCTAATTCAATTCCAATACACTTTCTTTTGAGATTTTTAGCGGCTACTAGAGTAGAACCAGAACCACAAGTAAAATCTAATATAAGTTCATTTTCGTTTGTATATGTATTAATCATATATTCCATTAATGATATTGGTTTTTGCGTTGGGTGTAATCCTCTTTCAGAATTAAATTTAATTAAGTTTTTAGGGTAATTTGTATATTCTTGAGTATATGTATCTCTTTTGCTTTCCGAAGAGCAATGCCCTAAATTTCCTCCTTTAAATTTATTACTTTTTATAATTGGCTTATCTAATTTTATTAATCCTTGTGGATTATAAGTTGGTAAAGATTTATAAAATATTAAAACTGATTCTGTAATTTTTAATGGTTGTTTTTTAGCTAATTGAAAATTCCTACCCTGATCCTTCTCCCATATCCATTCATATTTAAATAGTTTAGGATTACTCATAACCAAAGCACTTGTAAAAGGTTGACTTGCAGTTAATATTATTGCACCATTATCTTTAATAAGTTCTTCTAATCTTAACCACATTTCATTAAAAGGTATTACACTATCCCATTTACATGCTGTAGTCCCATATGGTGGATCAGTAATAATAGCATCAACCTTAATATTTTTCTCAATCAACTTATCCATTACCTCTAAACAATCACCTTGGAATAATCTTATGTATTCATCTTTATAATATAATTGCAACTTATATACTAATTCTCCTTTCATTTTTATATTGTGTTTTTTGTAAAAGTTTGAACCAATTTAATTTTTTATTCTAAATATCTTCATCAAATATCTCTGTCTCTATTTTATTTTCTACAATTCTATACCCACAATGAGGACAATAATTCATATGATTGTCTTCTGGAGTACCATCGGTTAATGTCCACAAATCTTTACAATTAGAACATTCCCATGTACTCCAATCAGGCTCTACTAAAGTATAAATACAATTATTATCCATATAATCTCCTTCCTAAATAATGTGATAAAATCGTTCTTTTATTTCAACACTATAAGAATGCCGTTCTAATGGTATTATCAGGCATATAATAAACATTGTAATCTCCAGTATCTAAATGAAAAATATTCGGATATTTGTCTCTTATCTTTTGATACATACCTCCGTCATCATATCCAACCAATTCTTTAATAGTAAATTGACAACCTATCTTCTGTTGAATATTAAGATAATCATCTATCATTTCAAAAGTGGTATCTGCTGTAACTAAATGAGTAATTCTTACTTTAGTTAATTTAGAAAGATATTCAAGATATTCCTGATCATCTTCTAACCTATCACTTGAAAATACACATTTATTAATATGTTTTCTCCAGAAGGATTGATGAGTAAACTTTTCTCTTGTATGTACATCAACAAGCATATTTAATTCATTGGTAATTTCAAATAACTTAATCCACCAACCAACATATCTATCATATCTATATAAACAATCACCTCCACCAGATACAGATACCTTACCTTTATGTTGGTTATCAATTAAAAACTCCCTTAACTTTTCCCAATCTGTAGGTTCATTTGTATATTGCAATTCATGACCTTTCCAAATACAATACCAGCAATTACTTCTACAACCAAAGTTGGTGATAATTGATATAGTTCTATTATCTACTGGTATATTTGGGCTAATTGACCGCAACATAAACCCGCCTCCTCACATTTAGCAATTGCATCAACTACAGTAGGAACCCCCACGTATTTAAATTCATCTCTTAATTCTAATAATTTTTCATAATTACTATAGTTGGCATAGGTTTCTAGTTCGTGTTGCTCTGCATTATTGGTTTTATTTAATGGAATTAATTTAACTGCAAATTTATCTCCTGTAAGTCCCATCTTTTTTAGTTTATTTACATCTACTTCTACATCTTTCATAACAATAAAATTCAAAGTAATTGTTCTATTATTAATATTTTTATTTTTTACATATGTAATAATAGATTCTAAATCTAATACTTTAGCATTACCAAATAACTTTAATCTAGTTTCTTCATCCGTACTATTACAACTAATTTGCATATGTAAGAATCCATTATAATTTCTTTCTTTTATCTCAATTACTTTATCCAATACTTCTAATGGATTGTTTTTACACTGTGTTGGTAATATTGTATTAAAACAAGGCAACCAGTTTATATTTTTATTTTGTTCTTTTGATATTTCAGGTAATCTTTTTATGACATTAAGAACATTATCTAAATTGTGAGATGGTTCACCCATTCTAGCAAAACCTATTTTCGCCTTTTTACATTCTTTTATGTAGTCAGTATTATTTAAAAGAAATTTAATTTGATATTCTATTTCTTCTTGGGTTAAATTACCTTTGAACGGTAATCTTGCTACATCACAAAATTGACAATTATGAGTACAACCTTTTTGTGTGGATACCGTCATCAACCACTTTTGCCTATAATCAACTAAGTGTTTCCATATAATGTGTGGATCAGTTGATTCTCTAACTTCTAAATGTTGCTTACCATCTACTGCAACATCTCTCATTTCGGTACATTCTATTAAATATCCATTGCAATCTAATAAAAATATTCTGCCACTATGTAAGTAAAATATATTTTTAAGTTCCAATTTAATCTCCTTCTAAAAATCTTTTAAAACCAACTTAACTTCTGCCCACATCTAAAACAATAATTACTTTCATCTTTATTTTGCCATACTGACCCTTTACAAACGGGACAAAAGGATATACCATAACCATTTCCAGTTACTTTTAATGGCATACATTTTTCAATCATATCTAAAATTTCATTTACGGTTTCTTCAGACAAACCATTTTCACCATATTTATAAACCTTTTCCCACAAATCTTTCATATTTCAATTTCCTTTCTAAAACATTACAAAACCGTTATTTGGTTAAAACTTAAATCCCATTATAACGGCATTTCTAAGTTTAGTTTATACTTCCATTTTTCTACTTGTGAATGACAACAAAAATCTAAAGTTACAATTCTTATATGGCATCTATTATTTATGTGCCAATAACATTTATTACAAAACTTTTCTTCAAAATCTTTTAAGGTTATAACTTCTTTGGTATCAATAAATTTCATATGTATTCCCTTCATGATAAATGATTAATTTTCTTTCTTTCCAATAATTCTATCTTCCACAACTTGATAAATTAAATCATATAACTGGTCATTTAATTTTTCACTATCTAATCCCTGCATAATTTCAATAACTCTATCATTAATTATATTTTTGTTTTCTTCTACATATTGGTTAAGATAATCTTGGGCAATGCTATTTTTATCTCGACCATAAATATAGTCACCTTTATCTCTAAAAACGCTATATTCACTTAATTCATTAATTATCTGAATAACCTTATTTTTAATAAACTCTGTCACATCATAATCAATAGATTTGTTAACTTCTTCCCATACAATATGATAAGCCGAATTAGAAAAAATTCTTTCTATATTATTTAGATCAAATTGTTGTCTAACTTTAAGCCTCAGTTCTTGTTGAACTATTTCTTTTATTTCCGATTCCGATAAATAATCTTTAACCTCAATTTCCATTATGTATTTTTCCTCCTTTTAATTTCGTGACCAATTTGATATTTTGTGTTGACTTTATTCATCTTCATATGGTCTAATATTGCAATCTTCAGAATTGCATTTAAGTTCTTCATTAAGATAATATGAGTGAGGACATTCTTCACACCCACCCCAATGCTCAAATAAATCTCCTAAATGAATATGGCATATAACTTTGTTTGGTAATATAAATCCATATTTTTCTGTAAGTGATTTGACAATATAATGAGTTCCTTGTGAAGCAAGTGATTCAGCAATTTCTTTTTTAATTTTAAAATCAAGTTCTTTAAAGGCTTCTTTACATAAATACATAAATTCTTCTTTTGTAAATAAGTTTTTATGAAGAATTTCATACTCATGATAGTCTTCATAACAATTTTCACCAATAGTATATCTATACATTTATTTTTCCTTTCACTTTTAATCTCTTCTCAAACTCCACACAATCAGGACAAATTTCATCCCAATTACCTTCTGATATTTTTACACTTCGCCAACCATTACTTTTCTTATAATCTTCTTCTGGTGGATTAAAACTACTCCAATCACAAAACATTGTTAGACAACTGTATGAATTAAAGTATTTACTATATTGAATTTCTGCCCCGCATTTAGGGCATATAATAAATTCTGGTTTATCCAAATAATCATCTCTTTCCTATTTCAATACCAAACCCGAATTTCATCATGTTTTTGTGGTTCAGGAAACCCAATATAACGGGATTTCTAATTACCACTTTTTTGTTTTTCTATTATATAATTCCTCATTTTATCAATTCCATCAATCATCCATAGATATTTATTTTTTACATTTACTATTTTCCCACTAAAATTATAATAATGCTCTAGTGGTAGTTTAGATATCTCTGGTACAAAAAGATGTGTATTCCTTCTTACTTTATACCAAATTGCATTTAATATTTTTTTTTCAAATTCATCATCAAACCTACTATTAAAATGTGCTTTTAAATTATTACCTGTTTTTTTAGCCGTATATCCATATAATTTTCTTAATATCTCTTTTTCTTTACAATCTTCTATACCTAACCAATACCAATAACCTTCAACCGAATTGAATTGACCATCTTTTGTTTCGATGGAATAACGATAAAAATTACTCAACATTCTACCTAACTCAGTTTTTCCTTGGCTATAAATATTAATATGGGTAATTCCATCTTTAGTAGGATCAATCATTATTTATACCTCTTTCAGTTATTTTGTTTCTTAATTACCTAAATTTTTAATATAAATATCCTGAGCAAACCCAGGTATAACCAATGTTTCTCCTAAAAGTAATTTATTAATTTCATCATTCCAAAAAGAATATTTTT